TGGACGGCGGGCATCCGGACATGGCGTCGTGGGCGCAACGCGTCCGCGCGCACTACTCGCTGGAGTACGGCGACCCCGTGCGCGCGCTACGGACCGCGGAGGGCGCGAGGTTCGCCGGCCCGCGCCCACTGTCCCCCGCAGCGGAGGCCGTAGCCGTGCATCAGGAGGCGATGGCGGCCGCCCAGCTCGGGGAACGCGACCGTGCCGTACGCCTCGCCGAGGAAGCCCACGGGCTGGCACTACGGGTGCCGGATGAGGGGGAGCGGCCGGGCTGGTTGTACTGGCTGGACGCCACCAGGGCCCGGTTGAATGCGGCGGATGCGGCGTACGCCTGTCAGCGCTGGTCGGATGCGGCGGCCGGATTCCGTGAAGCCTTGCCGGCGCTGGCCGGGTTCCCGCGTGATCACGGGTACTACCTGGCCCGGCTGGAGGATGCGGAGCGCCGACTCTAGGCCGGGTCCCAGGTGCGGATGATCGGCTCGTCGCCGGGCTTCAAGTTCGCGGCAGCGTGGACGGCCTTCTCTACGTCTTTGATGTGCGGCCCGTAGGCCAGGACGTCGCCGCCGCTGATGACGCCGACAGGCTCCGGGTCGTCGAGGTCGACCAGGACTTCACCGGCTTCGAGGTCGGCGGGCTCGTAGTCGTCTGGTCCGGTTCCTGCGGGCAGGATGCGGTAGGTGACGCGGTACAGCATGGGTGGCTCCCTACTCCGGGCAGTAGAGCGCCCCCGGGGGTTCGGGCCCCGGAGGCGATGAGGGGGAGCTTAGCGGGTGGGGCTGGCTGCGGGGAGGGCGGGTTTTCGTCGGTGGCCGATGAGTGTTTGCCTGCCTCGCTAGATAGTCTGGTGTCATGCCCCCCACCCTTCCGGCCTCTGGCCCCGTGCGCTCTGCTGCGGCCGTCAACGCCGAGATCAGGGAGCTGTGGACGGATCCGCGCGTGCGGTTGACCCCAGAGCAGCGGCGGCAGTACGAGGATCTGATTGCGGAGTGGGCGGCGGCGAAACGGGCCGAAGTCGTCGAGGCTGCGTGAGCGCCCGCGTTCGGGCAGCAAAAAGCGGCCCCCGCCGCCGCCCGAAGGCAGCAACGAGGGCCCAACTGCTACCGACCTACTACTTGCTCCCAGACTGGTAGATCACGCGTACACGCGGTGCTGGTGAACTAGTGGACCTATCGGCGTCGCAAGCGGCGCACGGACGCAGTCATACCCAGCACTTCCGCCTCGTCCGGATCGTCGACCCTGCGGCCGGGGCTCAGGATCGCCAGCTGCTCACCCTCGGTGGGACGGTATGCATGCACCTCGCCACCGCTGGCATCGCCGGGGAACAGGCGACGAAGCAGGCGGCGAATCATGGGCTCTCCTTAGCAGCAAGCCCCAGCATGACAGAGCACCCGCCGCCTACGCGTACACGCGGCGTTGCGGATCCAACGCGGCAGCCGCCCACAGCGCCCGCAACGATGTGGCCGCGACGCGCCTCGACATGGAGATGGAGCTCAAGCTCCCTCTGGTGGCTGTACGCGCAGCATGCTGAGCGCGCCGGCCCGCGTGCCGTCCTCGGTTCGCCTGCCCGCCCGCCGCAGCCCAACCTTCCGATAGCGCTCCACCATCTCCGTACTCGACCAGTCCCCGGTGATCGCCTTGATCTCCCCGGCCGTGTACCCGGCCGCGCCGAGGTCGGTGGGAACGCCGGCGCGCAGCCCGTGGGCCGTGACGTTGTCGGCCACGTCGAGCCCGGCCTCGGCCGCGATTCGTTTCACGATCTCGTTCACGGCCTGCCGGGTCATTCCCCACCTCCATCCCTTGTCGCTGACGGGCCCGACGTGTCCCCACCGGTCGACCGTGCGCAGCAGCGGCAAGTGCCTGGCTCCTTCGCCTGCTTCGGTGAGTGCGGCGAGGTAGCCGCGTACGGCTGTGAGACAGGCGGGGTCGTCGATCTCGTAGTCCCGGCCCTTGTCGGACTTGTCGTTCTTGCTGGTGCGTTTGACGGCGACGAGGAGGTCCGCGCTGACGAAGGTGAGGTCGCTGATGCGGAGCCTGGACAGTTCCGACGCGCGGGCCCGCATGTAGTAGCCGAGCAGCAGGAGGGTGCGGTCCCGTTTCCCGGTGAGCGTGTCATCTGGGCAGCAGGCCAGCATGATCCGTAGCCGTTGCAGGTCGAGAGGTGCTGAGGATCGCTGGCCGCGCCCTGCTTCCTTCCAGGCGTGCCGGTGGTCCTGGTAGATCTTCAGGGCGGCGGCCTGGTCGGGGGTCTTCTCGTGTCCGGCGCGGGCGTTCATGTGCCGGATCGCGGCGATGCTGAGGCGGATGGTGCCTGGGTCGATGTCGCGGCGTTTCAGGTGCGACACGTATGAGGTGAGGTTTTCCTCGCTGGTGGGCGGGCCCGGTGTGCGGCCGTTTCGTGCGCACCAGTTGGCGAACGCCTTCCATCGGTCCTCGTACGTCTGTCGGGTGTTCTCCCGGCCGCTGCGTGCGAGGTCTTCGACGGCCTCGTGGGTCAGGGTCCGGTTGACGTCGGTCTGTGGCGCTGTTTCGACCGTAGCGGCGGCGGTGTCGTCGATGAGTTCCGCGTCGACGATCGGCACCAGTTCGCTGCCGGTCACGCCGCGTCCTCGTCCTCGTCATGATCGGGGGAGTACCGCTGGGTCCCGCCGCCGTACATCGCGCCTCCAGTGAGTCGTTGAAGTCCGTTTCACCGTACCGCCTCTCACCTTCCATAAGGACAGTTATGGAAGGTGAGGGGACCGGTCAGGACACAAGGAATCGCCCCCGCGGCCTGCCGAAGCAGGAGCGAGGGCGCCGTCGTCCGGTCAGGCGGCCGACTGCATCCACGGCCAGTCGCAGTCACGCCCGGCTTCCAGGAGCGGCATCATCCGGAAGGCAGCATCCGTGAGCCCACCGAACGTGTGCCGGCCGGTCGTCCCGGACGGCATGGCGCCCGGCTTGTAGCCCGCCATGTTCCACATGTACACCGGGGTCGCCTTGGGCACGAGGTCGTCGATGGCGGTCTCCCGCATACCGCCGTAGCCCCGCATGTTGGAGGGAAGCCACCCGGGCCGGGTCTGCTCGTCGGTGACGATGACGATGCGGTCGTGGGCGAACCAGTGCGTCTCGACGGCGGTAGGGATGTCGGTGCCGTCGATCCTCCCGAACGCCTCGACGTGCTTGAGGACACTGCCCCCCTTCACCACGTCGAGCTTCTTGGAGTCGCCGCCGAACTCGACGAGCGTCGGCTTCTCGGCGCGCAGAGCCAGAGCAGCACCGAACACTGCGGCCTGCTCGGCGAGCGTGATGTCCGAGCTGTTCGGGGTGGAGAAGCTGTAGCCGGGGAACATCGACGGAGACCGGTCGACGAGGATCAGCGTGCTGCCCTTCAGGCGCGGCACGTTGGTCAGCGAGTGGTTGAGGGCCTGCTCAAGGGCGTGGGCCCAGCGCAGGGAGGGGGCGTGCTTGTAGGCGGCCCACCAGCGGAACGGGAACATGCGGGACCGGGCGACCTGCTCCGGGTCGGCGAAGCGGGCGCAGATCTGCGCGGCCACCTCGTCGGAGACGCCGGCCTCGTCGAAGTTGCGCAGGTTCCGGGCGAGGGCCATCACGCCCATGGACGGGATGATCGCCTCCCAGGCCGCCTTGTCCATCGGCCCCTGCAGCCAGCCGGCCAGCGCCTCCCACGTCATGGCCGCATCGGCGAACTGGTCCGTGACGTTGGGGTCGCCGAGTGCAGAACGTCGGCGGTCGACGGGCATCTTCATCAGGGCGTCACGGGCGTGGAGGGTGTGCAGCGGTTCGGGGATCTCGTCGGCGTTGCCGTGGCGCCGGTCGAGGGCGTGCTGGAAGAGGAAGCCCTGCCAGGTCTTCGCCGGGTCGGGGCTGGCGTGGACGAGGTTGAGGACGTCGCCGAAGCGGTAGCCCTTGGAGTCGGTGTCGTACTTGAGGAGTGCCCGTTCGGTGTAGAGCCGCTGGACGGCGTCGGCGATGCCGCGCTTCACCGGCTTCGGCAGACGGCGGCCGTACTTGCTGGTCCAGTAGCCGAGCATCTCGCCCGGCTCGTCGGCACGCTGGAGGACGGAGGCGATGACCTGCCGGGAGTAGCCGGGTGCTTCGTGGAGTAGGCGTTCGGCGGTGAACTCGGCCGCACCGACGAGGGCCGCTGTTCGCATGTTGCCCTCCCCGCGGAGCCAGCTGAGCAACCCGGCCGTCCATTCGGGGTCCTCGATGGCGAGCCTGCGCACGAGCTGGGTGTATCGGTCGTCGCGCTGGCCGCCCTTCTCGTAGAAGGCGTCCTGGCCAACGAAGTTGGAGACGGCGAGCAGGAAGAGTTCGCTCCTCGCGTCGCGGAGATGCCCGGTGGCGCCTTCGTGGGTACGGGTCTGCTCACCGGTGGTGGTCACGGGCGAGTGGACGGCGGGACGGGTGCCTCGCTGGTTGAAGCGGGTCATGAAAAAGCCCCTCACATGGGAGGGGAGGTCAGCAGTGGGGTGCCCGAGATCAAGGACGGCTGCGGGACTTGTGCCATTGCTCTACCGACTGAGCTACCGACGTTAGACGCCGGGCGGGACTCGAACCCGCGACCCATGGATTAACTGTGAAGTATCCGCTGCCTGCGCACCGGGCACCCCCGATGCTGTGCCTCCCGAGATCAGAGTCGGCGTGCGGCGTCTTTTCCAAAGAAGTAGCCGCGGCCTGCGCACCGGGAGGTGCATGTGAAGTTGTGCCTCCACTGTAACCGGTAAGACCGGTTACACGTCCAGTGGTTACGTGCAACCCATCCACCAGACATGCCGGATCGCCCCGCCGCCGTGAGGCAGCGGGGCGACGCGCGCGAAGAGTCAGGGGGACTCGTCTTCCTCAACGGGCGGCAGGTCGGGTTCGAGGAACGGCCTCGGCGACAGCCAGAACGGCGGCGGGTCATCATCCTTGAGTTCGAGCACTGGCTCTCCCTACTTACCCACCTCGGGCCTGGTCTTCTTCGTCTGCATCCAGCGGGTCATGGCAGCAACCGTCGCCGGATCAAGCTGGGTGAGTGCCCGGACTGCGGCCTGGTCCTCGGCGGTCGCGGTGACGCCAGCCTCGGCGAGCGCCCTCGTCAACGCCGCGGCTTCCTCCTCGTCGCCAGGGTCCGTCACAGGACCCCCGGCAGGCGGCGCCGGTGCGGGGATCGGCTGCGGCTCGGCCCGCCCGAGGCCGACCAGCGAGCGCATGTCGCCGGCCGTGTCATCCCGGCGCGGCACAGCAAGGATCGGCTGCATGGCACTCCTTCCCCTCCTACATGTACAGGCGGCGTTGCGGATCCAACGCCGCAGCCTCCGGACCGCCGTTGCCGTTGCCCGGCCCGTCAGGATCCGGCGCACCATCCCTGCGGCATACCAGGGCATCCGGGTCATCGGCCGGCGGCTGCAGGCTGTACCCCTCCGGGCACGTCTGGCCGTCCTCGCCGTCCGTTCCGTCCTCGCCGGCAGGGCCAGCCTCACCCTGCGGACCCGCGGGCCCCGGCATCCCTTGGGGGCCAGCCGGGCCTGGCTCGCCTTGTGGGCCCGTCGGCCCGACAGCTCCCGGTGTGCCGTCAGCGCCAGCCTCCCCCGCATTCCCGGTCTTGCCGTCGGCGCCATCCGCGCCTGGAGAGCCCGACGGGCCAGGGCTTCCCGGCGCCCCCCGCTGCCCTTCCGGTCCTGGTGGTCCCGTCACCGACTCACCCGGCTCCCCGCGTGATCCTGGTGGTCCGGCAACCGGCTTCTCCCCGAGGCCTTGAACCTGCCGCGCGAGTGCGTCCCTCGCCTCGTTCGAGATCCGCAACTCGTGCGTCAGTCCCTGAACGCTGAGCACGATCCATGCCAGCACGGCGCCCAGAGCCACCGCACCCATGACCACCCACATGTCACCGTGTCGTCCTCGACGCTCCTCCGCCCGGATTGCCGACCGTGTCACGACCCAGCCCCCCGAGACAGAAGGATGATCACAGGGAGGAGGATGCCGACCAGTGGCACGATCACCGCACCGATCAGCCAACGCCTGGTCGCGACCAGCTTCTCCGTGTCCTTCTCCCGCAGCGTCTCCAACGTCGCCACCCGCGCGGCGAGTGCATCGTGCCGGATGTCGTACAGCCGCTGGTCGACCTTCTTGGCCATCTCCTCGGACAGGCCTCGGATGTCGTCCCGGATGTCGCCGGTGCGGTCGTCCAGGCGGCGGGCCAGTTCGCCGAGCGTCAGCTCATCCGGCACGCGCGACTCCGATCAGACGCCTTGCGGGCCGGTCGGCGCCGACGGCGAGGATGGGGTGACCTGCACGCGGGTCAGCAGCGTCAGCACGGCGAGGACGAGCGTGTTCACCGCGCCCACCGTCCCCTGGCTGACCTCGTACCCGAACGCCGCCACCGCCGTCGCCCCGGCCGCGACGATCGCGGTGAACGCCTGCGGAGCGACCGGCCGGGTCATCGCGGCAGCGATGCCACCGAGGATCGCGGAGGCGACGGCGACGATCGCGCCAGCCTGCTCGGCCGTCAGTGCGGTGAAGCCGAGGGAGACGATCAGGCCGAGGACGGCCGAGAGGCTGTTCAGGACGACGACCGGTTCTCTGCCAAAGATCTTCATTAGCGTTCTCGCTTCCTACTCAGACGCCGTCGGCGTCGAGGTGGATGGTGACGGACTCGATCGCGCCCTTCAGTTCGGCGACGATCGCGGTCGGGTCAAGATCGCCGACGTTCGCGGCGAGAGTGGCGACGGTCTTCACCAGCTCGCCGTTCACCGCCGACAGGGCCTTCAGGTCGGCCTGGAGGGAACGCAGCCGCTTCCCCTGGTCGACCAGCAGCGACGCCGCAGTCCAGTAGTCGTTGCCGGGCGACCAGTCGGCAGGCACGCCGATCACGTTGTCGGTCGTCCAAAGCTTCTTCACGTCGTCCACGGTCAGGGCCACGTCGTCCTCCTCGGGTGGGGTGGTGCCGTTCTTCGCGAGGGCGATCACCCGCGCGAAATCCATCGAGCCGGGGTCGCCGTGGTCGTTCTCGGGGACGTGCTGGTGCCCACACCAGCCCTTGAATGCGTTCCACTCGGCGAAGGTCATCCGGGCCGGGCTCGCCCCGTAGGAGGCCGGGGTGATGCCGGGGCGGCGCGCGTCCTTGCCGTAGGCGAGCCAGTCCTTCACACAGGTCAGCGGGATTCCGTGGTTGGCGTTGAGCCAGCGGACCAGCCACGCGACCTCGGCGAGCGCCCAGTCGGGGGCAGCCGGCCAGTAGATGTAGTCGACGCCAGCCCTCGTGCCGCCCCAGGTGGTCGACTTGGTGTCGTCGCAGGTGCCGACGAGTTCGATCTGGAAGGCGTTCGCCGTGTTCGTGGCGACGCCGCCGAGCTTGTTCGCGAGGGCACGCGCGGACTCGTCGACGTCGTAGTGCTGGTACCAGCGAATCTTCTTGGCGGGGATGTCGGGAACGCCGGTCACGGTGGGCGCCATGGCTCCGCCGTTGTAGCTGGGGAGCGTTCGTCCTTCGGTGGTGTGGACGACGCCGCAGTTCACTTCCATATCGGAGCCGGAGTACTGCCCGGCCCCGTAGAAGTACGACTGCGACGCGCCCGGGATCTTCTGCGGTCCGGTTCTGGCCATGGCGCGGGCCCCTTTCTTCTCAGTAGTCCCAGGTCATGCCGACGAACTGGGCGTGTTCGAGTGGCCAGGGTTCGGTGTGGTCGTGCCACACCTCCACGCCGACCGGCTGCCCGGCCTGCCCGGCGAACGGCCACATGACGGTCTGCCAAGAGCGGCCGGGGGTGGCGACGCGGTCGTCGGCGCCGGTGTCGTCACGGACGCCGTGCGGGTCGCGGACGAAACGCGACATGAACTGACGGGGCCGGTCGTCGCCCCCGGGGATCGCGATAGCAGCCCAGCGCAGGTTCCGCGACCACAGGAACCGCCCGTCGAACGGCGGCATGATCAGCGCGTAGTCGCGCATCATGTGCCGGTCGTTACTGATCGTCTTCTCGTAGGTGACCAGCGTCCACGTGTTCGGCGGGATGATCTGCGGCTTCTCGCCTCGGTAGAGCTTGCACTCGGTAGACACGTCCGCCTCCTTACAGGCTGCAGAAGACGCCGTTGAAGCTGACCCACGGGGGCTGGATCTTCGGGGTCGCTGTCGACGACGTCGTGCCGACGATCTGGATGTGGCCGTCCGTGGCGATGTCCAACTTCACGGACAGGACGTCCGAGTTTGTGGTGGAGCACGCACCCGTCAACGAACGCAGCGACGTCGGCCGTGCCGCCGCAGGAAGCGCCGTGCCCGTGATGACGCCACCGTTCGCGATCACCGAAGGGGAGCCGGAGTAAGTGACGTTGATACCGCCACGCAGCATCAACGTGCTCTCCCCGAACAGGTTCACCACCCGGTACTGCAGGGTCCCGTTACTGTTGCCGTTGTTCGTGAACCCGGCCGCCAGAGAAACGTTCGTCCACGACTGCGTGCCGGCCGCGACCGCCACCCATGCCGTGCCGTCGTAGATCGTGAGAGTTTTCTCGCTGTTCAGCCACGCAGTCATGCCCGCGACCGGCGCGGTCAGCGTCGCATTGCGGGTGGACGCGGACGCGAACCGCATCACCGACTGGCCCACGATCTTCAGCAGGTTGTCGCCCATGACCTTCAGATCGGGGACGTCACCGTAGTCCAGGCCAGCGAAAGCCTGCCCGAACGTGTCCGTTGTCGGCATCAGACCTCCTCAGCGCTGCGGCGCACCACGGCCGTCTGCTCGATCCGCAGGTCCGCCGTCCAGCCGTCGGCTTTCAGCGCCTGGTAGACGACGTCGAGCCAGCCGAGAACCGTCGCCTCGTCCGGTGTCGGGCCCTCCACGCCGATGGAGATCCGCCCGGTCATCGACACGTTGTCGCCGGACTCGCCGAGGGTCTTCATCGCGGACAGGTCCACGGTGGGCGGTGTCGTGAAGTCGGGTGTGCTGGGCTGGCTCCATTGAAGGGCCACAGTGGTTCTCCTAGCTGAGTCGGGTGACACGCATCCACGAGCTGACGCCCATGCGGGTAGCGGTCGCGTTGGAGAGGGACTGAGCCCACGTGATCGCGCACGTGCCGCCCGTGGTGGTGGAGACGACGCCCGTCTCGACCGCGTACAGCAGGTTCGTTGCCACGTTGCGGCGGCCGTAGGTGATGGACGTGCCAAAGCCGTGCGACCCGAACCGGCCGGAGATGTTGTCCGCCGCGCTGTCCGTCGCCGCCGAGCCGGGCCCTTGAACACCCTTCAGCCCCGACGCGTCGCCGGGTGTCGTCCACTGCGTGACCATGAGCCCGTTGGCCGGGCCGCCCACGAACAAGTTGAACTCGACCAAGTTGACCGAGTTCGCAGGCAGAACCATCGTCAGGTCCGGATCGTCAGCAAACGTGGTCGTGCTCGCCCGGTCCGTCGGGCTCGTCTTGTACACGTGCCGCGCCACCCCGATCGGGACAGCCGCGCCAGCGATACGGCCGGCGGCCCACCAGTTGCCGGTGCCGGACTGCACGAGCAGCACCTGGTCGCCGACGGTCGGGGACAGGTAGGACTCCAGGCGGCGGGCCCGGATACTGCCGACGTCAACAGTGCCCGCAGTGACGCCGACCGCAGTGACCGTGCCGGACTGCACATCACCCCGCCGCACTTCGGGGTCGTCGCGGCCTGCCTGCCGTGCGGCTGCCGCAATACCGGCGGCCACCTCGAACGGGCCGGGCATCAGGTGTCCTGCTTTCCGCCGATGGTGGCGATGGTGATGGAGTCCAGGCCGAGACTGATGGAGAAGGACTGGATCTGCTGGAGTTCGCGCTGCCCGTCCTCGTAGGTGACGCGCAGGACGTCACCGGGCTCAAGGCACGGGTTCGGCAGCGACGTGAGCGAGACGGTGGCCGTCGGCTTGAGGGCGTCCCGCAGGAGTTTGTTCGCGGCGCCCTGCGCCAGCCCGGAGTTGATGATGGTCGCCGACGAGTAGAACTTCGGGACCCTGCCGAACGGCCCGGACACGTAAGTAGGGCTCGTCGGGTCGGTGTCCGAGGCGGTCGCCGACACCGCTGCCACGTTGTCCTCGGCGTTCTCCCCGGAAGCGACGACGACGTTGAACATGCCCTCGCGGGAGAACGACCGGTTCGCCGACACCAGCACCCCGGCCTCGCCCGCATCCACATCCCAGGCGACCGGGGCGGTCAGCATGTCCGGAAGCTCGGCGATGATGAACTGGCCGTCCGCGTCCGCGTACACTTCGGCGCCGATCGCGGTCGCACACTCCTGCACCGCCGCCCACCGGTCGCCCTGAACATCCCACGTCATCGTGCCCAACGTGGCATCCGACGCCCGGTTCACGATCACTGCCCCGGGGATCGAATCCTGGATCAGGCCGGTGATCGCCGTGACCGCCGCGGTCGCCCCGCGGGTCGTGTACGGGGCAAGAAACTTGTCATCCGCAACAACAGATTCCAGACCGGAGCCGTTGATGGTGACCGGGCCCAGCGCCGGATCTCCCTCCACGGAGTCGACACGGAACAGCCCGAGCGGCACCGACTCGAACGATCCGTCGCCGTAGACGACTCCGCGGCGGATCAGCAGCCGGCCACCATAGATCGCCATCTGTGCCGTCGGCGTCATCGGGATCAGGCTGATATCGGGCACGCTGACCGAGCAGGTGCGGCGCACCGCGCTGCCGCGGTCCACGGTCACGCTGCCGTCCGCGTGTTCCAGCGTCTGCACCACACCGTCCGCGCGCAGCAGCTGCACCTGCGTGTAAGGGACGTGCGACTCGCGCAGCGCGGGCAGGAAGCGGGAGGAAGGAACGGGATACACGACCGCCCCCTCTCAGCCTCCGGTGCGCTGGTCGAGTGCCAGGTCGAGGACGGTGGCGTAGCGGCCGATCAGGCTCAGCACGGACGCGTTCTCCAGGCCCACATCGCGGACCGTCCAGGTAGCAGACCCAGCGGTGCCGCCCGTCGGCCGGTCCTGCTCGGTGAGCGGCAGCGTCCACTCCCGCCACGACTCCGGCGCATGGGAGGTGACACGCGGATAGCTGGTCTGAGCGACGGACACGTACACGTCCGGCTCGCCCATACCGGGGGCTGACTGCCACAGCAGGACGTTCCCGGTCGCCATGAGGAACCGCATGGCTTCCCGTTCGTCGTCCGACTGCGTCCACACCGTCAACGAGCCCTCGCGGCCCGAACGGATCCGCGAGAGGACGACTGCGTTCTGACGTCCGGCGATCCGCATCACGTTCTGCTCGATCGGCTGCTGCCAGTCCGGCGCCTGCCTGACCAGCACCCGCCGGTTCAACTGCGGCCGCAAAGGGTCCTTCAGCCAGGCGTAGTTCCGGTCACCCGGATCGATCGTGAACAGGGCGGTAGTGCGCCACTCGGCCAGTGCGCCCGTCGTCGAGCTGTAGAACTCGATCCGGTACGAGAACGGCACCCCCAGCGGCGCCTCGTAGTCGGCGATGATGGACGTATCAGCGCCGACAGCCAGCAACTCGATCAACCCGGCCGTGCCGCGCACCAAAGCCCGGGACCCGTCGTCGAGGATCCGGTACACGGTCATCAGATGCGAGGAGCTGATCTCGCGGACCGTCAGCTGCGTCGACGCCGACTCGTCATCGACCGTAACGGACGTGGCCGGCAGCACCTGCAGCAGTTGCACAAGATCGAGTTGCAGGGTGCTGCTCGCGGACGTCGCGGTGAGCGTGTAGTCGATCTGCGCGAATGCCGCGTTCGCCGGGGCGGTGAAGTCCTGGTTGAGGATGTACCACAAGCCGTCGGACGGGATGCCGGCTGCGACGCTGGATGTCGTGCTGATCAGGCTGAGTGCCCCGTCGAGCCAGCGGATGGATGAGGCCAGTGTCCAGCCGCCTGCGACGCGTTTCGCTGCCACCTTGAGCCGCCAGTTCACGCCGCCCGTCACCGCGTACTGGCCGGACCGGATCGTGCTGACTGTTGCGGTGCTGCTGGTGACGGTGAGGCTGTAGCTGCCCTGGAAGGTTTGCGCACCCCACGGTGTGGACCGGGCGATCGTTGCCACCCCGGACGGCACCGTCCACTGGCCCACGCCTTGCTCAAAGTTGGCGTCTGAGAAGAGAACGACGCTGGGGTCGGGTTCGCTGCTGACGGTGGACGTGGTGCGCTGCTTGACGACGGCGCCGTCGCTGCGGACCACCTGCGCGGCCGTGCCGGACGTGATCCCGACAGCCAGCGATGCTGTCACAGCGCCGGCGGGGGCGACGGCGGATGCGGTCTGCCGGTACCAGTCGGTGCCCGGTGCCGCGAGCGTGGAACGGGTGGCTTGGATCTGGGAGCCGCCCGCGTTGTAGAACCGGAGTTCCACCCAGCATGCGGAGCCGGAGGTCGGCGGGTTGAGGTAGGCGTACCCGAAGTACTCCACCCCAGGAGTCACTGCGGGCCGCTCGGCGCAGAGGGCGGATGCGTTGCCGTTCGCGGTGACGGTGAGGGTGAGGACTTCGCCGCCCGCGTAGTACCAGTCGACCTGCCACGGCACAGGGGGGGCGGTGCGGGAAACCACGCAGTTCGTTTCGGATGCCCACGATGTGCCGGTGATCTCGTGCTGCTCCGCGTCGAAGCTGAGCAGGTTGAGGGCGAACCTGAGGGGATAGCCGAAGTAGACGTTCTCGAAGAACAGGATCTGGTTGGGTGCCCCGGCTGTTGCGGAGACGAGAACCTGGGCGCGGGCCGCCCCCACCGGGGCGGCCCCGCCAACGGAGATGCGGTGCCATGCTGACGAGGCTGCACTCGTGGTCAGCGACCACGTGATGCTGATCTCGCCGCCGCTCGCGTTCAGCCAGCGGATCCCGATCCGTTCCGGGATCGTGGTGCTGCTGGCGTCGGCGAACGCCCAATAGGTTTCCGCCGGGGTGACCGCATAGGAGGAGTAGGTACGGGCCTGCATCTCCCCGGCCGCGACCGCTTTCATCTGGACGCAGCCGTCGCCGTTCCGGCCACCCGTACCCAGCGCCAGCGTGCAGTTCAGCTTTGCCGCCCACCCGGAGGTGTTCGGGTCCACCGACTCCGTCGTCTGGCTAAGGAAATTCCCGGGGATCGCCACAGATCACCTCCGTGTCGGACGAGCCCCGAGGGCCGTGAGCAGTTGTCCGTTGTTCTGGTCGACGACCTGCTGCGCCTCACCCCGCACCCGGCCGAGGAACTCACCGCTGTCGAGGTACAGGTCACCCTGGAAGGAGGCAGGCCCCGCAGCCGCTCCGCGACCGGCCATCGACGTCAACGCGTTGGCCTGCCCCGTCGTGAACACCGGCTCCGGGCGGCCCGTGCCGTTGTAGGCGAGGTTCAGGCCGGGCTGCAGGTAGCCGCCCGAGTCGTAGGAGCCGGGCTTGAACCCGTACCAGGACGTGAACAGGCGGTCGCTGTAGCCGCGGGCCCGAGACCCGACAACCACGCCATCCCCACCACGGGACTCGACCTTCGTCTTGCCGATCGTGCCCGCGGTGTGGCCGACGCCGGCATGGGTGATACCGACCTTGAACGCGGACTGGCCGTTCTTGACCCAGCCGGGCGGGGTGCCGCCCTTGAACGCGTGCGTGGACCAGCGGCGGTGAGGCTTCTGCCCGCGGATCACGGACTCGATCGCGGACATGAAACCGGAGCAGTCCCAGCTGGGGTTGCCGTTGCCGCCCCACTGGTAGGGCAGCCTGTTCTGGGTTTTCGCCCACCGCGTGGCGGCCTGGATTTTCGGGCCGCCGATGCCTCCGCCGCCCTTCTTGTCGGCCTCCTTCGTGTACCCGAACAGGGTGTCGATGATCCGGTCCGGAACCTTGCGGATCATGCGGCCGAAGCCGGTGTCCATGCCCGGGAACGACTTCAGGAGCGGGTTGACGACCTTCTTCACCCCGGCCCGCGCCGACTCCTCCAGCGAATCACCGAGCCACGACGCGCCCGCCTTGATGCCGTTCCAGGCCGCCGAGCCGGCACCCGCAGCCTTGGAGGCCGCCGAGCCGATCCAGCCGAAAATGCCGCCGTCCTCGAACCGCTGCACCGGGTAGACCCCGCCGCCCGCGTACTTCAGCGACCGGTCCGTCGGTGTGGTCGGGTTGCCGCCGAACACGGGCGCCAGCGCCGCCTTGACGCCCTGAGCGCCACGGGACCTGGCGATCGAGTTCATGGCGCCGACGAAACCGGAGCCGACCGCGCGGGTGAACTCCGGCCGCATGATGGCCTCACCGCCGGACAGCTCCAGCTGGCCGCCCGTCGGGGACACGAACTTGTGGACGTCCTTACCCGGCGTGTAACCGGGCATGATGCCGCCGCGGGCGAACGTGAACTTCTCCAGCTTCTTCGCCCCGAACGCGCCCGCCACCTTGTTCCACACGCCGCGGATACCGTTGTTGTAGACGACGTCCACGACGTACTGGACAGGGGTGCGGGCGATGCCCTTCAGCTTGTCCCACGCAATCTTGATCGCCTTACGGGCAGCCTCGAAAGCGTCACCGACCTTGCCGACCGCGGCCTTCAGCCGGTCGAAGGCGGGCTTGATCCCGTCCCGCCAGATCGTGCCGATGACGCCAGAGATACCGCTCCAAGCAGGCTTGACGGCCTTCTGCCACAGCCAGCGGAACACATCGCCGAGCACGCTGATGGCGCCTCGGACGAATCCGAAGTACCGCTTGACGATGTTCGTCCACCACCACGAGATGATGGCGCCGATGCCCCGGAACGCGGGTGCGAGGATCGTCTTCCACAGCCAGATCGCGACGTCGGCGACCTTGCGCCAGTAGGCGATGAGGAATCCGATGTACGGCTTGATGATCTTCTGCCAGAGCCAGACAACGATCCCGCCGAACCAGACGAAGAACGGCTTGAGCACCGTGTTCCACAGCCACACCGCGACCTGGGCGACGGTCTTCCAGTACGCGATCAGGAACCCGATGTACGGGCGGATGATCCGCTGCCACAGCCAGACGACGATGCCGCCGAACCACGTGAAGAACGGCTTCAGGACGGTGTTCCACAGCCACAGCGAAGCGGTCTTGATCCCGGCCCACGCCTTGAGGACCAGGTCACGGAACCACGGGAACTTGTTGAACGCGTAGATCCCGATAGCGACGAGCGCAACGATCCCGATGATGATCAGGCTGATGGGGTTGGCGGACATGGCCGCGTTCAAAGCCCACTGCGCGATCGTCCACACCCGCATCGCGACGATCGCGAGCCAGATGCCCTGAACCATCCACGGCGCGGCCTCGGCGATGATTCCGATCGCCTCCGCCAAACCGCTCAACAGGAACAGCAGCGGCCCCGACACGGGCGACAGTGCCTGGCCGATCGACAGGAACGCGCCCGCGATCTTCCCGAGCGCGTCGCCCAGCTTCGGGGCCATCGTCGACGAGTAGTCCAGGAACCGCTCGAACTCCGGGCTGCCCTTCAGGCTGGTGCCCCAGTTCGCGAACCGGCCCGTGATCTTCTGCATCCGCTCGGAGATCGAATCCATGTGCGGGAAAAACGCCTGCACGATCCCGGCCATGCCCTTGAAAACGCGACCGAACGACACACCCAGCCCGATGATCGCGGGCCGCACCGAACCCTGAAGATCCTTCTTGAAGGACTTCCACCACGGCGACTTGAACCCGCGCGACACCCGATCCTGAAGGTCGCCGACCGCCCCAGCGGCCTCCTTCACGAACGGCGTGATACCAGGCAGCGCCTTCCGCATCCCGTTCAACGCCCGCGTGAAGATCGGCATCACCTTGGGCTGCAACGACTTCGACCACTTGCCGAACGCCGACCGCAAACCGACGAACGCGTCGAACGTCTCCCGCGCCGACGGAGTCAGCTTGTCCAGCTCCGCCTGGTACTTCGCCTGCGCGATCGCAGCCTGATCGATCCCGCCAGCCGCCGACAAAGACGACGACGCGATCTGCCGCTGCGCCGACGCAATCGAATCCGCCGCCGACGCCTGAGCCGCCGCCAAATTCTCCTGCGCCCGCGCCACACTGCGCGCCCCGTCCTCCTGAGTCCGCGTCACCGCCCGCTGCGACTCGGCAACCTTCGCCTGAGCCTCCGCGATACTCCGCGCACCCTCCACCGCGGCACGCTGCTGCTCCTGCCGCGCCTTCGCCAGACCCTTCTGCTGATCGGCTACCGCCCGGTCCGCATCCGCGATCCGCTGCTGCGCATCCCGAACCGTCTCCGACCCCTCAACGCCCGCCTTGTCTGCGGCCTTCTTCTCCGCCGACAGATCCTTCGTCTCCTGCTGCTGCTCCTTCAGCCGCTGCACAGCCTGGTCATAGGCAAGCTGGGCACGCTGCTGCTCGATCGCCGAAGCCTTACTGCCCTGCGCCTTCACCTGGCGCAGGCGGACCTCAGCCTCCTGCACCGACAGGGCCGCGTCCCGCTCGCTGAGCTGGGCGCCCGCCACCCGGTCCGACAGCTCCCGCAGCTCATCCGCCGCATCACGGCGGGCCTGCGTCAGATCTGCCTGAGCCTGCCGGGCAGTGCGCTGGGCATCCGCCAGCGACCGCTCCGCCTCCACGACACGGTCGGCTGCATCCCGCTGCCGGTCCGCGGCCTGCTGCACCGCATCCGCCAGTCCCTGCTGCGCCTGCTTCACCTGATCGGCGGCCCGCCGGTTCGCCTCCGCCGCGTTACGGACGGCGTCCCCGACAGCCTGCTGGGCCTGCGAAATCTGCCGGGCCGCATTCCGGTGCGCCGTCGCCAACGACTGCTGCGCGCCAGCAGCCGACAGAGCCTGCCGCGCACCCTGCCCCGACGCCGCCCCGCCCTTGTACGTGGAGTTCGCCGCCGCATCCTGGGCAGACTTCTGCGCCTGCAGCGCGCTGGCGATGCCCTTGAACGCCGGCGCCGCGACCAAAGCGATCGCCCCGATGCCCGCACCCGCGGCCACCGCAGCAGCAGTCACCGCACCCAGGCCGGCCGCCACCACCGGCAGAGCCGGGATGATCGCCGGGCCGAACGCGAGCGCCGCCGTCACCAGCATCTGCATGCCGCTGACGTTGACGTTCACGTTCGCCGTCTGGCCGTCCAGGCGGTTCACTGCCGCCTGGATCGCCGCCAGCTGTGCCACCGCCGCGGCTGTGTCGACACGGATCGCGACATCGGCATCCGACGCGGCAAGCCGCTGGAGGCGGGCCTGGATCGCCTCGATGCGGGCGGTAGCCGTCGCAGCGTCCATGTCGACGCCGATCCGGACGTCCCGCAGCGCCGTCAGCTGCGCCCTCAGCCGGGCGATCTCCACCTCGGCCGCAGACGAGTCGGCGGTCAGGTTGATGTTCGGCAGCGACGCCTCAGCAGCCTGCACCTGCGCGCGCAGTCGCTGCCCGAACGTGCCGTCGGTCTCCACCCGGATCCGGGCCGGATCGGCGGTGACCTCGTCGATCTGCGTCTGCAGAGCCTGCAACTGGGCGATCGCGGCAGCCGTGTCCGCACGCACCGCTACGTTCGGGTGCACGGCGCCGATACGGCGGAGACGCTCCTCAATGTCCGCAGCCTGAGCGCGAGCCGTAGCCGCATCGATGTCGATGCCGACCGTCTTCCCGGCCAGCGTCTCCAGCCGGGCCCGCAGACGGGCCAGATCCGCATCCACGCCCGTGTCAGACAGCCGAACATCCAGACGCGGCATCGACCGGAAAGCCGCCTCCAGACGAGCACGCAGCGACCGAGCAAACGCCCCACCCGTCTGCTCACCCTGCCGAGTGGCCGCCGGACGAGCCGTCCGCCCGCCCTGAGTGACACCGTCCCGGATCGCAGTCCGCAGCGACGCCGTCACCTGGCTCGCGATCTGCCGGCCGATCTGCCGGCCGATCTGCAAACCCACACCGTCGACCTGGCCCTGCATGGCCGGCCCGAACGCGCGCCCGGCAGCATCGCCCGCATCCCGGCCGGCCCGAGTCGCCGCCGGAACCAGTGCACTGCGCAGGCGCCCGTAGATGCCCTGCACGTTGGGCAGAACATCGACCTCGACGCTGCCGACGGAGATAGCGGGCACCGGGAGCCTCCTCCCGGCGCCCTACGCGGCGCCCCCGTTCAACAGATGGAACAGCCTGTCGGCGGACTTCTCGGTCAGCTTCGGCTTCGCCTTACGCGGTGCCGCACCAGGCCTGCGAGTCGGCTCCGGAGGATCCGGGCGCTCCGACTTCTTCTCGATGTTCACGCTCCACAGCACCCACTCCACACGGCGCACCGCGTCCAGAGTCGACGCCTGCAGCTGCTCCAGCTGCGACCAGCGGGCCCTCTCCGGCTCGCCCGTCTCGGCCTGCGCGGCGATCTCCTCCGGCGGCATCGCGTTCCGCATCGCCGTCAACGTCGCCGACTCCGGCGGCAGATGCTGGATCAGCACCCGCAGCCTGCGCCACGACATCGCACCCCGGTACACATCGAGGAGATCCACACCCGGGTAGTAGCGCAGCAGGTCGGCTTCTACCGCCTCCGCGTGCGCCTCGACGACGGAGCGGGTCCACTGGATTTCCCCAGGCTCTCACCGGCCCGCTGGGCAGCATCGTTGATGAGTTCACCGAACTCGTCGTTCGTCGGATCGAGTTCGTCGTACAGCTCGTAGTCGTCCGGGTGGAGCACGATCTTCGCGAACGCGTCGATCTGCCCCTGGTTCAGCAGCCGCTGCCACGACTGCCGCCACGCCCCCGGCGGAATGATGCGGACATCCTCACCACACAGCAGACCCGTCACATGCTTGCTGACGGCCTCGATCTCCTGGGCCTCCGCCTCCGACACGTCCGGCTCGTCGTCGAAGTCCTCCGGTTCCACGACATCGCGGGCCGCCGACGGACGGGACGCTGCTCGTGCCGCGGTCCGCGGCTTCCTGCTCGTGCTACTGGTACGCGTGTTGGCCACGGCGCGGGCTCCTTACCGATACGGCGCGGGCTGGAAAAGGGAAAGGTGGGCGGGCCGGGCCCGCGCCGGCTGGCTATGTCGACCCGCCCACCCGCTCAGGACCCGGTGTACGCCGCGGTCTCCGGCACCCGGTCGAAGTGGTAGACCGTGTTGCCGGACGCGTCCGGGTAGGCCGTGATCGTCCACTCGAAGCCGGCGATCTCGTCCTGCTTGTGTGTGACGTCCGAGCGCTCCGTGATCTCACCCTCCGGGACGTAGAAGCCGCGCTGGAAGGAGTCGCCGTCCAGGACGACGAACCAGAACGCGCGCCGGTCCGGCACCGGAGACGCGGTCTCCGCGAACGACGTCAGACCCGACACCGGCGCCAGATCCGCGACATCGAGCCGGTACTGCAGCGACTGCACCGTCGTCCGGCCCACCTCCCACACCGTCAGCCCGAACGTCCGCAGCGACGACGTGATCGTGGTGCGGATCGGCGCCGTATACCCCCACGGCGTGAACGACTGCGTGTCCTCCTCGAAACCCTGCACCAGACCGTCGTCCGAGATCGCGCCCAACGGCGCCCACGGCGCCAGCGGCTGCACCTCCGGATCGCCAGGCGACGCCGTACCGAGCGGAGCCGTCCAGCCGGCGCCATTCGCACCGACCTCCAGCAGGTCCGCTGCGCGGGTGATGTTGACCATCGTTGTCTCCAGACATGGTGAAGCCCGCGCACGGGCGGGAACTTGAAGGTCCGGCGCGGGCCCTCGGCCGGTCAGGAGACCGGGTGGAAGTAGATTTCGTAGGTAGCGCCCATGCGTCGCAGCGCCGGATTCTCGTAGTCGCGCCATGCGGGCGCCGAAATCGTCGACACCCGGCCGAACACCGCATTCGTGGTCTGTACGCCCCTCAAGGTCACGACCAGCGCATTGCGGGTCCTCCTGGCCAGCAAGGACGCCGCTGCACGGTCGGAGGCGTAGCTGTCCACCGTGACGAGGGCCCGTTCCAAGCGGATCCCGTCATCGTCGCCGCCAACCCGCTGCAGCTGGTTGATCGGCAGAACGTCTGCGAGGTCTGCGGGGAGGTCCGTGACGTGCCGCACGTCCAACACCGCCGTGAGCCACGCCGCCAGTTCGGCTTCTGCGTCGGGCCACATCAGTCCGCCCCGCCCGCCTGCGCAGCCCGAAGCAGGACGTGATGCGCCACAACCCGTTCAGTGCCGTACTCCACGAACCGTGCGTACCTGGACGTGTTCCGCACGTAGCCCACCGCCCGGTCACGCCGACGGCCGCCTCGGCTGGTGCTGTCCGTCTCCCACGACGCCTTGTAGTGCCCGACGTGCGGCCCCTTCTCGTACACCGGCGACGTGGCAGCCGCAATCGCCTTGATGACCTCGGCGCGGCGCAGCATCTCCGCCTGCATACCAGGCATCCGCAGCATCTCGCCGACACCTTTGCGCTTCATCTTGAACCGTGCTGCCATAGCCCCTCCTGCAACTCAAGCCGCTGGGGGCGGACATGGACATTCAGGTCAAGGGAGTGCTCGGCAGCATCCACTTCGACGGAGAGTGGGTGACCATCACCAAGACACCCGTCGGACCGAAGCCGGCGCCTGTACGGATCCGGGCCGCCGACGTCACCGGAACCCGCTTCAAGCCGGGCACGCTCCTCATGCACGGCTACGTGCAGTTCGTGCTGCCCGGCAGCCTTCCGGCAGGCGAGAAGTCGGGACTCGCGCAGGGCGGGCGCCCACCACTCAGTGACCCGCATAGCCTGTCCATTCGCCGCAGCAGCAACGACGCCGCGCAGAAACTCGTGGCGGCCGTCGAACATGCCCGTAACTAGCCGGTCACTCGCTCCAACGCCACCACGACCGGTCCCGTCGACCCGGTGAACGGCGACCGGAAGCTGCCCGCGCGGCCCTCCACCGTGTAGACGTCCCCGTCCACGCGGATCTGGTCGGTGGCCCGTATGTCGGTGCCGTAGGGCGCGTACAGCATCAGGCCCGAGATGACCGTGTCCCGGGCGTCCGTGAGTTCGTTCGTGCCGGAGCCCGTCCCGTCCCGGGGTGCCACCGCACACCCTGGGACGGGGATCTCCGTCGGCGGGCCCGGCACGTCGTTCCCGTAGACGTCCCGGCTTGGCGAGCCGGGGCGCAGAATCGTGACCGTGTCACCGTGCGGCAGTTCGTGCACGAGCCACCTCCTCGACCGCCTCGCACCAGGCCGCCAAATCGGCTGCCGGATCGAGGGCCTTCGAGCGGGCTCTCGCCTTCCGTGAGGCCGCCTGGTACGCGTCGCGGTCATCGAGCCGCTCGATCTCGGCCTGCCACGCATCCACGTCGTCGCGATCACAGAAGATTCCCGCGCCCGCCAAAGACTCGGTGAGCCCTGCGGTCGGGTGCGCCAGGACAGGGATGCCGGAGGACATCGCCTCCACACCCACCCGGCCCCACGACTCGTAGTCCGACGGCATCAGCAGCAGACGCGTCCGCGCATACACCGCGTCCCGCATCTCCCGCCCCGGCAGATGATCCAGCACGAGCACGTTGTCCAGCACCGGAGGCTCCTGCTCCCCGTAGCCGCCCTTCACCGCAAGGAACTTCCGCTCCGGCATGCGCTCCGCGAGTTCGGCCAGCACCCGCACACCCTTGGTCACAGTGCAGTTCACCAGCGTGATGCAGTCGCCGCGCGGCGCCCGGTACTCCTCCGGCCACACCGGAGGCCGCACCACCAGCATCCGATCCGGACGACACCTCTGCCCGTCGAAGACTTCCTCGGCCTTCGCCAGCATCCACTGCGAGTTCACCACCGCCAGCGCCGAAGACCCCTCCAGCATGGGCTGCCACGTGAGGCCGAACGTGTTGTGGCATACAACGATCAGCGGCTTGCCGAACCCGCGGGCCAAGCAGGCTGCGCCCGGCACGTTCTCCAGATGACTGACCACCGCGCTCGCCCTGGCCACGGCCCGAGCGAACCGGGCATCGCCGCCGCCCGCATGCGGCACGACCCGCACACCATCCACGCTGTACGGCTCGCGGCTCGCCGCCTGCCGCGACAGCCACACCGACACCTCATGGCCCCGCCCGACGAGAGCCCGCAGCATCTCATGCAGCGCCCACTCCGCACCCGCATTGTGATCGGGCGGATAGGCGTGCACCCGGGCCACCACGTTCAGCGCGCCCGTCACCGGTACCTCACCATCGACATGCCCGCCTTCGGCCGGAACCCGGCATCGGCAAGCTCCCGGCGATCCTCGTCCGTCATCAGCACAGCCGTGCCGACACCAGAGCCGTCCGTGCGGTACGTGTACGGGCCGATCGTCTCCCCCGTGATCCCGCCCGCCATCGTCGGGGCGGTCAAGGTTCGCAGCGCCATCCGGGCGACGACGGCGACCACAATGTCCGGCACCTGGGCGTCACCGTGGCTGTAGACGACGCGGTAGGTGCCCGGATACGCCTCAACGTCGTCGTACCAGTCCTCCGGCAAGTTGATGACGGAAGTGTCGGCCGCCACACGGATGATGTCCAAGCCGTCCCACCGCCAGCCCACCACCGGCACATCCGGGGCCCCGCCGGCGCCGATCGCCACCACGGCCGTCACGTCGATGACCGGGCGCTGCGGCAGCCGGATCTCCCCCTGCTGGGCCCGCACCACCACGGTCTCATCGTCGGTGCGGGTGAAGTTCTGCTTCGTGTACGAACGGACCTTCGCCGAAGCGTCGGCGAGCAGAGCCGAAGCCCGCGCTTCCTCGGCGACAGTGAGCGGACGCCCAAGACGATCCGAAAGGTCGGTGAGGCTAGCGAGGGGATCCACGGCGAGCCACCCCCTCCACGGCTTGGCACCACAGATCGAGCTCCGGACCCGGATCGAGCTCCGCCGCACGCGCTGCGGAAGCCTTCGAAGCCTGCGGGTACACCTTCGGCGAGAACAGGCGCTTCACTGCGGCCTCCCACGCGTCCAAGTCGTCCCGGTCGGCGAAAACGCCGGCCTCCCCCAGGGATTCCATGAGGCCCGGGGTCGGGTGCGCGACCACGGGAATCCCGGAGCACATCGCCTCGACGGCGACTCGCCCGTAGGACTCGTACACCGACGGCGCCAGGAGCACCCGGGTACGCGCGTACACGTCCTTCGCCATGCGGTCCCCCGGCGTGTGCGGGACGATCTCCACGTTCGGAAGATCCTCACGCACGATCTGAGCCCCGTAACCGCCGATCACGCCAAGGAACTTACGGCGCGGCATACGCTCGGCGAGCGCGTAGAAGACCTTCGCGCCCTTCTCCTCCGTCAAGTTGACCAGCGTGACCCGATCCCCCGGCGACGCCAGGTAGTCGGCGACCGCAACCGGTGGGTGCACAGTGATGCCCCACGGCATCGGACGGTCCCCGCGGTTGCGCCGCCACCACGCCTCCGCATCCGCCTTCATCCACGCCGTGTTGTACACCACCAGCGACGGGGCGCCCTTCACCAGCCACGCCTTCGACTTCTCGAAGGTGTTGTGCAGCAGATGCACCACCGGGATCCGGTTCAACTCACCCAGCACCGACGCGCGGGCCGTGTTCTCCAGATGCGTCACAATCACCCGCGCACGGCCCTCGCCGCGCATCCACGGCGACGGATCGGCCTTGCCCCGGTACGGGTGCACGCTCACGCCATCGATCTCGTACCCGACATCCGCCGACCGAGGATCCGACAGCAGAACATCCACCTCATACCCGCGCACCACCAGCTCGCGCAGCAGGCTGTGAGCCGCCCACTCCGCACCCGCATTGTGGCCCGGAGGATAGGCGTGCAGCATCGCCAGCACCCGCAACAGGAACTCCGATCTACCGACGGCCGACAGCCCCCTGGGGAGGCCGCCGGCCGTACTCGGTCAGGACGCGGCGGTCGTCGCCTGAACCACGCCGAACGGCGAGCGGGTCGCCGAGTTGCTGTTCAGACGCGTCGCCGGGTTGGCCGTGGCGAACGCCACCCGCATCACGACGCGCATCGCGACGGAGTCCTGCTGCATCAGGTTGAGGATGACCTTGCCGTCGTCGTCGGAGATGACGCCCTCGGTGAACAGCTTGAAGCTGATGTCCTGCCGCATGCCGACGATCGCCTTGCGCCAGTCACCCATCAGCAGCTCCGCCTCCGACGTGTCCCAGGCGCCGTTGGTGAGCTCCGACATCGGGTAGCCGTACAGGGTGCCGCCCGGCGTGCCCTGCAGGTTCGGCTGGTAGATCGGGATGCCGTCCGCCGAACGCAGGCCGTTCAGCTTCCACGTCAGGCCCGGCCGGGACATGAACCCGTTCACGGCGAACCCGTCCTGCGCGACCTTCTCCGCGACCACGGCGACGTCCTGCGCGAAGTCGTCGCCGGTACCGGAGATCGTGACGTTGCCCGCCGCGACCGCCGACTGGTACACGGCAGTCGGCCACGTCGACGGCTTGTCGGTGCCGAACAGTGCCGCACCGTCCAGCTTCGCACCGATCGCCTCCACGAGACGCGGACGCACCTGGTCCCAGATCGGCATCTGCGCGTCGTCGAGGTACGCCTCGGGGATCGGCACGATCGACGCGATCTCCTCCACGATCAGGTCGACGTTCTTCCAGTCCTGCGCCGACGTCTGCTTCAGACCGGTGTCACCGCCCACGAAGTAGGCGATCGGCATCACGTCGAGGACGGGCTGCCGCTGCGTCTTCGTCGACATCGGCACCTGCGCGGCACGCTGCAGCAGCGCGGACGCGGCAGGCATCTCCTGGATGATCTGAGCCGAAACCGGCTCCGGGACCAGCGGATCGTTGCTGGCGTCCCGAGAGATCAGAGAGTCGTAAGGCACGGGGTCTCCTTTCGGAAATGCAGCGACCCCGGCCCCGTGCGGGTGATTCCGGTGCTGCGGTGAGATTCAGGTCAGGGGGTACGGCCGGCCATCCGGCGGATCCACTGGTCGGGGGTCGCCTCCGCGGATCCGGAGGCGGTGGCCGCGCCCGGTGTCAGCGACTCGACGGGCCGGTGTTGCGTGGCGGCAGGGGGAGGCGCTGTGGCCTTGAGGCGCTCGGCGAGCGCCTCGGCTCGCGCGTTGATCTCCTCGTCACTGCCTGAGCCGAGAAGGTCGATCAGGTCCGGCGGGATGTTGTGCGTGGCCGCGGCCATGAGGCGGGCGTTCGTCGACTGCAGATCTGCGAGCTTCTGCTCGACGCTCTGCGCTCGTTCGTTGGCCCGCTGGAGCTCGGACTTTTGCGTGTCCTCGAACTCGGCGTACTTCTGGGCCGCCTGCCGCAGATGGTCGATCTCGTCCTTCGACTTGAAGCCGAGTGCGGACAGGTGCTGCCGCTCATGCTGCCTGGACAGTGACTTCCACTTCGCCGCCTCGGCCTCCCAGTCCGTGACCTCCGGCTTCGACTCCGACGCGGCTGGCTGCTGCGGGAGCTGGGTCGGGGTCTGGGCGGGGATCTGGCCCGCGGCGACGGCTTCGGCGGGGGTCGGGACTGCCTGCGTGCCGCCGGCGGTCTCCGAAGTGTTCTCGGCCATTGATGGGCTCCCGTGTCGGGTGCGCCGCCATGTCGGCAGACGCGGGGGTGGTCATGCGGAAGGCGCCGGCCATGTCGGCGGGCGCCTCGGTGGAGCTGAACGGGCCCGAAGGGGCACCGATTCGGGAGTCAGGGACGCTCAGGTGCCGCATAGGCGGCGCGCCCTTCCGACTCCCACCAGCGGCGGAACGCGTTCACGGCGTGCGTACCGCCGCGGCCTCGCGTTGCTGCCAGCCAGTCGTCATAGAGCTTCTCGGCGATGCCGATGAAGGGTTCGTCGTTCGTGAACGCCGGCCACGCCTGGCAAGAGCAATGGTCGTGATAGCGATTGCCGCCCTGCCGCGGATCTCCTGCCGTCTTCGCCGACTTGTAGACCGGCCCGCGGGAAGCGAGCATCGCGCACCACGCGCAAGGGTCGCTGTCGGTGACCCGCGCCCAACCCGTCGCCCGCTCGTCGGCGTCGATGGACTCCTTCATCACCGACCGGCCGCCCTCAAGCGCGAGATACTGCGTGGAGCCCACCATCCGCACCGCAGCGGCATCCATCGCCTGCTGAGGACTCTTGCCAGCAGCGATCGCCTTCTTGAACTCCACCGGCCCCGTCACATCCAGAGCCGATTCCAAGCGCTTGATCGCCAGCGGAAGCGGGCCCGAAGGCTCGAAACCGTCAGCACCCACACCTGCCTCAGCGCGGGCCTCCCGGTACGCCGCCTGCGCCAACACCGAAGACTGCGCACGAGCCTGCTGCACGATCGGCATCAGAGCAGACCGCACGGCCGGCCACGACGCATCCACCTTCGCCGGGTTCATCAGCTCACGCCACACACGGAGCACCTGCTGAGCCATCTGTGCAGCCAGAAGCGCCTGCACCCGGCGGAACCGCTGCGCAGGCTGCGGCCGGACGGCCACCTCACGCCGCCACAGGCGACTCGGACGGCAACTGAGCGTCGGGCGGAGGCTGCATCTGCTTCTCGATGATGCCGTTCAGCCGGTTCATGGCGTCACCTTCAGACGCCGCCGTCTTCCAACGCTCCACATCAGTCTGTGTGACGCCGGGGATCTTCTCCCACAGTTCCTGTGGCGGAACCCCGAGCATCGTCACCAGCTTGCCCAGCGCGTCCACCGTCTGCGCCAGCGAACGAGCCGACGTGTCCCGCCACACGACCTGCGCTGCGGTGTCTTCCCAAGCGACCGTATCCCCAGAAGCCAGACCGACCAGGCGCAGCATCTGCTCATGCCCCTCGCCGCACAGCGACTCACGCTCGTCCGTCTTGCGATCCAGGCCGTCGCGCGCCGCGGCCAGGGCCTCGGCGGAGAGGTTCACCATCTGGCCGAGCAGATGGTAGGGGGGAACCTGCGACAGAGTGGCGACGTGCCGAATCGTCGACTCCCTCGAATCCAAGTAGCCCTTCAGATCCGTGGCGCCGAACTCGCCGAACTTCGTATCCACGTCCTCGGCGACGAACAGGCCGTCGACGCGGGACCGGAACGGCTCCATCGCATTGCCCTGCTCGTCCAGCGGAGGCGCCATGCCGGTCACCCAGCGCTGACGGAACGCCGCATACTGTTGCGCCATCAGCAGGTTGAACGTGGTCATGTTCAACTGGTCCTGCGTGTCGATCAGCGGCTCAACCTCGCCGACCACGCCATCGCCGTCGAGATCCGCGGTGTTGACGTACCGCACCACCGGGCACACCCCGAGGTTGTGACTCATCACCCACCGGTCGCCGTCCGGCGCCAACTGTGAGCCGTCCGCAGCCCCCACCAGCGTGTACCGGGCCCGATCGTCATACACCCGCACCACACGCCGCTGCCCCTTCGCGGTGTTCTCCAGCCGGTCCTCGACCGCGAAGATCGGCCACTCGTCGTTCACCGGATCCGCGTACAGGGCCGTCATGCGCCGCGGCGAGAACGGCGTGATCACGGGGACCGGCTTCCCTGGCATCACCACCGCATACGCAGCCCCGTAAGTGAGAACCGACCGGTGGATGCCGTGCTGCCGAGCATCCATCCGATTCGCCTGCCACACCGTCCACGGCGCCGCGTTCTCGTCGCCGCCCGCCGGACGGTAGCCGTCCACGTACATGTTCTGCGCCACCACAGTGACCACCAGCGGCAGGATGTTCACCCGGGCCCGCTCGATCAGCCACCGGTACTCCGCCCGCGCTCCTCTCGGCACGTAGACGCTGTCGTGCTTGCCGCACATGTATCGCTGAATCTTGTTCAGACGCTCCTGCTCCGAATCCCGCAGCTTCAGCAGGCGCCGCGCCATCGACACCGCCGCATCCTCACCCATCACCGCCACGCGCCGCCCACCTCCCTACGCAAACCCGTGAACCCGACCCGTGCGCTTCCGCTTCTTCTGCCGCTTGGCCCACTCCGGGGAGGCGAGCAACGCCCGCCGCGCCATGTCCGCCAACTGCATGCCCGCAAAGCCGTCGACCTTCTTCGGCGACTCCCGCGACTCCTTGCCGAACGAAACGCCCCACCTGTTCGGCCGCCGCCGAGCATTCCCCACATGCCGCGTCAGCACGGGATCGCCGGTGTGGAGGATCTTGCGGTCGATGATCGCCTGTACCAGGGCCTCGGTCGCCTTCGTCAACTCCTGCTGGTGGCCACGCATGTCGTAGCCGATCGCCGACCTGACGGATGCCTTCACCAGCAGCTCATCCCGGTACGTCTCGCCCCACTCGTCGATGTACGACTCCCACAGCTTGACGTCCGCGAAGAACGCCCGAACCTGGTAGCGGCCGAACGCGTGCGCTACCAGGTCAGACACCTGCTTACGGTCGACTTCCCAGTTCTTCCCCAGCGGCCCTTCCGGGCGCTCCCAGATCCCGAGCGGCTGCACAAGCCGGTCCGAGACACGCATTGCCAGCAGCACGGTCGCGTCATCGGTCTTTCCGCCGTCGAAGCCGAGCGCGATCTCGTCACCGTCCCGCAGGCGTTCCTCCGAAACGCACTTCGCCCACTCGCCCGGATCCAGCAACGCGTCCTCTGCCGCAACCGGCTGGTTCAGCCAGTACCGGCGCGAATCCGAAGGCGCCGACTGCGGATCCCAGATCTCCGCGATGATGCCGTCCAGATCCATCCAGGCAGAGGCCGGCCCGTAAGCCTCCTTGAGGCCTGCCAGTAGAGCTTCACGGTCGGCGAGGTCGACACCGTCGGCGGCCTGCCGGTGATCGAACAGCAGCCCCGCTGCGTCCGCGTCGCGCACCCGGCCTTCCTTGATGGCCTTGAAGTAGGTGTGCGTGGCCTCCGCAACCGAATCCTGGCCCGGCTCGTACATCGTCGACGTCTCAAGACACCACGGCTCGGCTTCCTTACGCTTCCGCAGGTTCCGGCGCACCGTGCCATGCATTCGCCGCAGCTCCGGCAGCACGTACAGATGCGTCTCGTCGAAGACCGCGAAAGTCTCCTTGCCACCGTCCTTCGCCGCGGAAGAAGCCGTCGACGGGGTGATCTCGCCGCGCTGGTGGTGCAGGATGATCCGGCTCGAAGACTGAGCCGACTTGCCGATATCGACGCCCGGGAAGTCGTCGCCATGATGCTCGATCAGGTACTCAAGCATCGTGGAGACGTTGTCGTAGGTGTTGCCGGACTGGCCTTCCTCCGTAGCCAGGCAGCGGATGAACGGCGACTTCACCGGTCGGCCGACCGGCTCCCCGTTCGCATCCCAGCCGTCGAAGCGAACCGGGAACAGCGCCTCCGCGCACACCAGCATCCCGGCGATCTCAGACTTCGCCCGCCCCTTCGCCCGCGACAGGAACGCCCTCCGGTACACACGGCGGCCCGTCTCCGGATCCAGCCGGTAGGCCTTCACGATGAACGCGTAGAACTCATCGTCCAGTTCGATCGGCTCGCCGACAACGTCGCCAGGACCGTGGCAGAGGAACTCCTCGATGTGCTCCACGATGAGGTGCCCGAGAGAAGGGAACTCGCCGTCGTACTGGGGTCCGCGCCACGGCATGGCACCCCCTACACGGCATCCTCCGAAACGATCCGCAGGTTCTTTCGCCGGTCCGACGTAGACCGCGGCGTCTCAGGCGGAGCCGACCGATCCGCCGGAGTCTCGATCTTCAGCTTCAACCTCATCCGGTCTTCCGGCGTCGCCCCGTACTTCGCAGCCCGCAGCCGAACCTCAGACGCGAATTCCCACCGCCCTCGGCTCCACATGATGGCGTGCAGAAGGGCCGTGTCCAGGAGAAAGTCCCAGTCGGTGTCGATGAAGGTCTGAGCTTGAGGGGAGCGCCGCCAGGTGTCCCACCACTGCCTCGTGCGCGGGTGCCAGTCCTCACCGTCCGGCAGGACCCCCTCAGGCAGCGGCGGCCCGCGCAGCTCGCCGTCGTCCTCGACGCTCCGCATCTCGGCATCGCGCGCCTTGGAGTCGCGTGCCCGCGACCGTGTCGCCTTGGGTGCCATCCCCCGTCCGGCCATGTCGAGCGCCCTCCCTCCGATGGCGCCACACCGAGAGGGGCGTAGCGTTCTTCGACAGGTTGCAGTCCTGACAGGCAGGCAGCAGGTTTCCGATTGAGTGACGGCCACCGCGGGCGATCGGAACTACGTGGTCAAGGTGAAGGCTCCCCGGCTTGATGCCGCAGTAGGCGCAGCGTCCGCCGTATCGGTGGATCAGGCGGCGTACATCGCGAGACGTCACGACCAGGCCAGCCGAGCAGCCCAACTTCAGCAGGCGCCTTCGAGCGGCCCGAAGCTTCGCAGCGCCAGGATTCCGGGCCTCCCAGGCCCGGTTGTCGGCCCGCCGAACTTCACGGTGTCGTAGGTACGAGCGTCGCACTGCAGCGCGCTTCAGATCTGCGTTCTCTGCCGCCCACCGCTTGATGTACTCGGGGTTCGCAAGCGCCCACGCCCTGGTGCGTTCCGCCCTGACCGCTCGGTCGCGGATCAACTCGGCCCGCTTGGCGCACGGCTTTCCGCAGTACTTCGCATGCGGCGGGCGGTGGTCGATGGAGGTGCCGCACGAGGCGCAGGCTCGTGGCCCCAACTGTGCGAGTTGCTCCGCCCGCCTGGCCTGATCCTTAGCGCGCCACTTGTCCGGATCGCGCTTGGCCACCTCAGCGGCCTTGCGGCACTTCGGGGCGCAGTAGCGAGCGCGCGCGTGGCGGTCCGAGATGTCCACGCCGCATTGAGCGCAGGTACGCTGTCCCACATCGACTCCTACACAGTCGGTCACGCCTCGGGGGTGTTAGCGCACCCGCCGAGGTTCTCTCATTCTGTCAGGCGACGCTGACGCCTCACAGCAAGTCAGCGATCACCTGTGTCAAGTCCGCCAACTTCGACGGGGCGTTCTCGAAGGGCTCACAGGTCACCGTGATGTAGCGGCCACGGTCGTACACCTCAATAGCCGAATCACCCCTACGGATCCGGCGGCCACGCCCCACCGTTCCGAAGCCCCAGACGTGCAGGCCGGAACCTGATGGTGAGACCTCGATGTACGTCTCCGGCAGCCGCTCGACGATCCTTCGAGCCCAAGGCCGCAGCTCACCATCCAGCAACGCGTGATCGAGGTCGATGCACACCAGCCGGTCCGCGCTGCTCAGGACGAACCCGACGCCCACGCCTGCCGTCGAGCGGCTGACCGCGCTGTAGCTCGCCCACGTCTCAGGATCGACAGAAGAGGCTGGCCGCACCTTGGGGCCGACGACCGAGAGAGGGACCTTGCGGTCCGTCCGGCGAACCCACTGCCGACGGCGCGCCATAGCTGACGGGATCGGATCCGTCTGACGCCGGCCCGCACGGTGCGCGGCGGTGCGGCAGCGGCCGGAGCAGAAGCGTGCGTTGTGAGCATGCCTGGCACCGAGGTGCTCCCGGCAGTGCTCGCAGCGCTTCGTCTTCATGAGACCAGGATAGCCGGGCGTGTGACGCCAATCTGCACTCTGACCTGCACTGATGCAGTCTCGTGACAGTAGCCAGTCGGTGCCCCCGGCCCGGACACCGAACCAGCCGATCGACATAACCGCAGGTCAGAGCTTGATCATCAGATCCCCAGAGTCACGCGCACCGCGCCAAGCTAACGTGGCCGATCCGCCCATTTGAAACGATCTTGAGGGGTCCCCCAGGGTGATCATGATTCGAGACTCGGGATGATCACCTCAACCCCAAGATCCACGCCAAGCTGATCGCACTTCCGACTGTTGCAACCCAGGTGGGCGGCCTGAGCATTGGCCATCGAGTGCTCGCCACCCTTGGCCAAGGGGACCACGTGATCGACCGAAGGGCTGCGCGGGTCAGGCCAAGCGATCGACGGGTCGATGGGGAGCCGGCAGAGCTGACACACCCAGCCGTCACGCTCGTACACCTGGCGAGGCGCGAAGGGATCCACCGTGGCAGCCTGCATCCGCATGCGCCGGCGGGCATCGATCGCAGCCGCAGCCGCCGGGTAGAGCTGTCTCCAGTGGCCGTTCCTCTCGCGCCAATCCTTGGCGTACTGCATCTCGCGGCGCCTGCATCCGCCGCCGTCCGTAGCCCGGTACTTGCGCATGTAGTCACGCATACGCTCGGCTTTGGCTCGCTTGGCGCACTCAGGCTTGCCGCACTGCACGCGTCGGGGGTTACGCATGGGGTCGCCACAGTGCGGGCAGTTCTTCATCTCCCCATTATCCCAGGTCAGTTGATGAGTCCCGGGTGTTGCTCCTGTGGCCTTGCTCTCGGCGGTTTGGCGTGGGAGACGGCTGCGGCCTCGCGACCGGTCTTCTGGTTGTGGTGCCATTCGCAGAGGGCCCAGTAGTTCTCGTCACTCTCGGGCCCACCCAGGTGCGTGGGGATCTTGTGGTCAACCTGGTTGGCCGGTTCGCCACAGATTCCGCCAGCCGCCAGCGGCCACTGACATGAGTGCTGGTCCCTCCGTAGTATGCGCGGACGCGTGCGGCTCTCCCAGCCTTTCGGCAGCGGCGCCGAGCGCCGGCCTTGGCTGGGCATCAGTCGTCGCCCTTGTCGTCTCGGTGCGCTCCGGGCCAGCGGCCCGTCGCCTCGTGGATCACCCGCGCGCAGAAGCCGTCGAGTTGGCGGCCTTGGATGTACTTGCCGAGCTCGGCTTGGCAGCGGCGGAAGGCGCCGGGTTCTGCGGGCTGGATCTTCTGTGCCCCTGCGCCGTGGGCCCAGTACTTGAGCAGGCGTTGGGTGGCTGCTGCTCCGGCGGCGCTGGTTTCTTCGGTGGCCACGGCTCTCACGCTCCTTCGGCGTGGTCTTCCGGTGGTTGGTCGATGCGTTGGACGCGGGCGACGTGTGTGGCGGGGAAGGCGATCGCGACGCGGTTGGGCTGGATGAGGTCGCGGTCTTTGAAGAGGACCCAGCCGTCGGTGAATTCGACGGTGAGGTTGTCGTCTTCGATGAGGGTGTCGTCGCCGTGTCGTTCGGTGTGGACTACGAGGTAGGCGGGCACCGCTACTCCTCGGGGCTGCGTTCGGTGTCGCTGCCGAGTGCCCATCCGCCGAAGCCAGCGCGTCGGTCGGGTGGGCTTCCTGCGGTGACGATGCCGAGGAGGCGGATGGCCGCAGCTTCGGCACGTCCCAGCGGGTCGTCGTCGCTGCCGCTGATCTCGACGGTGATTTCGCGGACGCCGTCGGACAGCTTCACCGTCACGTCAGGCATCGGTGTGCGCGTCGGCGCTGTAGGTCGCTCGGCGGACTGCGTCTACGGCGTCCCGGTATCCGGCCAGGTACTCGGGTGCTGTTCCGGCTGGGGAGTCCGCGCTTTCGGGGGCGTTGGGGAAGTCGCGGATCCGCTGGACGATGGCGGTCCGTGTGTCGCGTTCCTTGCGGAGTCCGCGGGCGGCGTTGACGATGTCGTCCCAGTCGCGGAGCCGGTCCATCCCGAGCGCGTCGGTGAGAACAGCCTTCTGTTCCTTGGCGACGCGCTTCCGAACGGCTTCAGCTTTCTCCAAGTCGGCGGCGTGCTTGAGGTGCTCGCAGCTCTCGATGTGGGGTGGCCAGCCTTCGGTGAGCCAGCCGGGTGCGACGCCGTGGTCGGTCCAGCCGCAGTGGCGTTGGCCGATCTCGTAGCCGTGGCGGGCCCATGAGCGGGCTTCGTCGCGGTCTTGCCGGAGGTGTTCGCGTGCGTTCTCGGAGCGGATCAGTTCGGTGCGGAATTCTGCGGCGGTGTTGCGGATGTCGTCCCAGCTGCTGCCCTGGTCGATGCCGAGCGCGTTGGTGAGTTCGTTCTTCCACTTGGCGAGCCGGTCCATGTCGCGGGCGATGTCGGTGCGTTCGTGAGCGAGCCGAAGCCCTTCTGCCGTGCGGGCGCGGAGTTCGTCGACTCGGGTCCATTCGGTGGGTGTGCCGTCGATGACTGTCTCGTAGTGGGCGTCAGCTGGGAGCGGGCTGTCCGCCGCCGTGTTGAGGTATGCGGTGGTGTCGTTGGCGGGGATGTCGATGGTCTCGGGGGTGACGATGACGCCTCGGGCGCCGATCTTGTCGGCGAGCTGCTGCCAGTGGTCCTGCCACGACGAGTCCAGGCCGATCACGTAGCGCTGGGGCGCGCACTGGTCGACGACGAGGACGAACGGCGGCCGGTCGTCTCCGGTGCCTTCGGGGAGTTCGAGGATCTGCAGGCGGGCCATCAGGCGCCTCCTCGCGGCAGATGTTCGCGGAGTACGTCGCCGATCTCTAGGAGGGCTTGAGCGATGGCGACGCTGGCGATGGCCTGGGCTTTGGCGGCGCGTGCGGTGATCTCGGCGCTGGCCACGTTGCCCTGTGGCATCGCGTTGAGGTCTTGGGCGGCTTGGCTGAGGGTTCGTTCGGCGATCTCGCGGTAGCGGGCCATGGCGCGGGCTCCAGGTGGGGTCAGGTGATGGCTGCCCCGCACCACTGGCAGCGCGGGGCGATGCTGTGCGGGGCGCCGCGGCCGTGGCGCCCACGCTTGTGGAGGTAGCGCATGCGGGCGGCGTAGGCCCGCGAGTAGACGGCCGCGTAGAGGCGGTAGAGGCCGCCCGATTCGCGCTTGAAGCTGGGGATGCGACGGTAGGCGAGCTGCTGCACGCTGTTCACGCGGCGTCTCCCGTCATGCGTTGAGTGCCCGCTGTACGCCTTCTTCGAGGCTGATGCGGGGTACGTAGTGGTCGAGCATCCGGGACGGGTCGCTGACGCGGTGGTGGACGCCTTGGGGCGCGTCGGGAAGGTGTTTGAACTGCGGCCGGTAGCCCGCGGTGGTGGTGACGATTGTGGCGAGTTCGTTGAAGCTGACCGGGCGTCCCCAGCCGAGGTTGACGGGTCCGGTGACGTCGGCGTCGAGGAGGGCGAGGACGGCGCCGACGAGGTCGTCCACGTGGATCCAGTCGCGTGTGCTGTCGCCGGATCCCCAGATTTCGAACGGGTCTTGCCGTTCACGGGCCCGTTGGATGAACGCGGGGAACGGGTAGCAGTCCGCCTGGTCCTCGCCGTATCCGGAGAAGGGCCGCGGCACGAGAATGCGGCAGCCTTCGGCTTCGGCGTACCGCACCAGCTTCTCGCCGGTCAGCTTGGCCCAGCCGTAGCTGGCGTCTGGTTCCTCGGGGTAGTCGAGGTTGATGTCCTCCTCGTACAGGCGTCGCACGTCGCCGGGGCCTTGGAGCCCGACCGGGTAGGCGGCGGACGAGCTGAAGTAGACGGCCCGCGGGGTCTTGGTGCGGGTCAGCCACCGCATGTACCAGGAGTCCAACGCGAGGTTGGTGGCGACGCCGAGCGGCGACCCGTCGATGCTGGCCCGGCCGCCGACGATCGCCGCCGCGTGGATGGCGAGGTCGTATCGGGTGTCGTCCGTGCGGAAGAAGTCGAGGGCATCGTGGCCGTCGGCGAGGTCGATGCCGGTGACGTCGTCGCCGCAGGCTTCGAGCGCATGACGCAGGTGACGGCCGACGAAGCCTCGGTCGCCGGTCAGGAGGACGCGCATCAGACCTCCTCAGACCGGCTGCGCGAGCGAGCGGCAGCCGATGACAGTCCCCGAGGCGTTGCGCACCTCGCGGTACGGGACGAGGAGATCGCTGCGCCGGTCGGCGAGCGCCAGGGCGACGACGAGGGAGACGATGTACTGCACGCCGTCGCGCTTCGGCGGCAAGTTCTGGGCGTGCCCGAACTCGACCAGCTCGGGCCACATGTCGCTGCTGACTTCGAACGTGGCCAGCCGGGCGGGCGTCTCCTCGGGCGGTATGACCTCGCGCAGGTACGGTTCGAGGTCATCGATGCCGTCTTCCCGCTCGTTCGCGTAGAGGCGGATCGGGTGCGGAGTCAGGTTGAGGATCATCGCCCTACCTCCTCATTCCGCTGTGCTGGCGGATGCCCGCAGCCCTGGAACCAGGCGCCACAACTGCAGATGTGCTGTTCGTCTTCGTGGGGCGCCAGCGAGCAGACGCAGGTCTCGCCACCGAGCTTCCAGATAGGGCCGACCCACCATCCGCAGGTCTGGACTCCGTCGCGCCGAGGCTCCTCTTTGGGTACGAACGGATCCGTCACGCGCAGACCCACATGCCGAAGCAGTACGGGGACCAGGCGCCGCGCATGTCGAGGATGTTGGTGACCTGCACCGTCCACCCCGCCGCCGTCAGCATCGCCTCCACGTCGGTGCGGGACCAGGCCCAGTAGTGCTCGATGTTCGCGTCACCCCAGTTGTCGACCGGGGTGGTGAGGACGAGATGCCGGGCCTTCGCACGGATCAGCTTCAACACCGTGTCAGGGTCGTCGAGATGCTCGATGCTCTCGGAGCAGACGTACAGGTCGACGTCGGGGATGCCGTGGATGGTGTCCTCGATGGCGCCCTGAATCGGGTAGCCGGGCGCGTAGTCGCCGAGGATCGTGATCGGTGCCCCAACCGCCTTGGCGATGGCGCCGTTGCCGCACGACAGATCCGCGACCATCTGGACGTCCTCGACGCCCTTGGCGAGCGCGATCGTCGCATCCACCCTGACGTGATGGTCACGCCACCGACGGTGATCATGCGGCTGCGGGTAGATCTCGGCGAGCTGCTCGGCCGTGTGCGCGGGACGAAGCCGCTGCCGGGTCACAGGAGCTGCCTCAGCTTGTCGAGATCGGCTTCGAGACCACCGTTGTCCCGGTAGTCGTAGTACGCCTCAGCGTCCGAACTGACCTGCTCGGGACTGTTGCACTCCTCGTACCCCTGATCCAGCACCGCCTTCCCGGCGGCCGGATGCAGGTGCTCAACCACGACGTCGGGCAGGTACGTGATGCGGCCCAACCGCTTCCCCCAGTCGAGCCAGCACAGATCGAGGCAGAGGTGGACCAGCGCCGGGGGCGCGAAGTAGTTCAGCGTCTGCACGATGTCCGACGTCATCGCGACGGCGGTCGGCATGTTCTCGCCCTGCAACAGATCGTTGCCGTAGACGAGGCCAGGACCGCCACCGGACAGGCATTCGCGGAACCGCTCATCCCACGGCCGGTCTGCGGGCCGGGGCCGATGGTCGTCACCGAAGAAGGCGAGGAACCGGTAGTCGCCGGCGTTCTTGACCGCGGCCTGGTTGAGGGTGCCGCAGAGCCGTTTGCGCGCCCAGAATACGAACCGCACCCGTTCGTCGTCGGCGAGCGCCTTCGCGTGGGCCTTGTATCCGGCGAGTTCGGGGTCGTCCTTGTCCACGCAGAACAGCACGTCGGCGGTCGCCCCGGTGTCGTCCCACGCCTGCATGATCTCCGGCACAGCCTGCGGCCGACCGCGGGTGGGGATGATGACGAGGAGGTCGTCGGCCATGGCGCGGGCCCTTCCTAGGCGACGGTGAGAATCCCGGACCGGCGGACGATCGCCTCGGCTCCGGGCGGGTCGATGTGGATCCACACCCGGTAGTCGCCTGCGTTGAGAGCGAGGTCGCTACCGGGTCCGATGAGGATGCGGGCGGTGGAGTCGTCCCAGCCTGCGGTGTGCCATTCGTCGTCGTCCGGGTTCGCACGGTGCCCAACGACGGCGATCTTCACCGGCATGCTGGTGAGGTCGACACCATCGGGCCCGGTGACGGGAACGTGCAGGTACTCCGTCGAGGTGGCGGGGATCAGCACGGTGCACCCACCTCCCACCGGCCGGGCTGCGGTGCGCCCGCCGAGTAGAGCGCGCCGTGCGGGGCACCGACGGCGATGTCGACGTCGTCGTCGGAACCGGCCGGGCTGAGCGGCCGGGCGGTGCTGGTCTCTGCGGCCGGGGCGAGGGTGGCGCTCTTGCCGCCTGCCAGCGGTTGGGCTGCCTCGTCCGATGTGGCTGTGCTCAGGCTTCCGGTCATCGTGCCGGCGAGAGGCTGGGCGGTCTCGGTCTGTTCCGCGGCAGGCAGCGGCGCCGTCTTGGTTCCGGTGAGCGGCTGCGGGTCGGCGGTTTCCAGCGCGGTGTCGAGCGTGGCCGTCTTGCTGCCGGTCGGCTGCTGTGCGGCTTCGGACGTGACGCCGGTATCCAGGGCCGTGGTCTTGCCGCCTGCGAGAGGCTGCGCCGTGTCTGCGGCGGTAGCGGGGGTGAGCGGCGCCGTGATGGTTCCGGTCAGTGGTTGCGCGGTCTCGGTGGCGGTCGCCGGGGTGAGGGTGGCGCCGGCGGTCACGTCTGCTGCGGTGAAGTTGTCGAAACGGATCGCGCCGGCGGACTCGGAGCGGATCCCGACGTTGACGCCGGTTGTGACGTGCGTGTTGGTGAGCGACACCCGTTCGACGCCGTTGACGAACGCCTTGATCGTTGAGCCGACGGCCTGGACTTTCGCCACGTCGCCGGGTGCTGCGGCTGCCGCGTAGCTGCCGATGGCGGTGAAGCTGCCGCCCACGACGGAGAACAGGTCCCACGTGCTGCCGTCGTTGCGCCACAGGTAGCCGGAGCTGATGTTCGCATTGCCTCGGCACCACACACCATGACTCGCGGCCGCCGTCGAGGCGATCGTCACCTGAGCCGAGTTGTCGTCCGATGCCATCGCACCGGCCGCGCGCAGGATGATCGTGCCGCCTGCCGCGCCCGGGGAGAGCTGGTTGGAGACGATCGACCAGTCCCCGGACACCTCCACCCACCCGGCACCGAGGTCGGTGGAGTCGGCGCGGTTGAAGTCGTCGGTGAAGCTGGCCACGGCGCCTCCCGCTCGGCCCGCTGGACGCTATGCGGCGGAGCTGACCCGGCAGAAGTCAGAGATCGCCAGGGTGAAGTTGTTGCCGTCCGGGGTCCAGGACAGGTCGTGTTTGGTGAGCGGAATGAGGTCGGCGTCGGTTCCGGTGGTGGTGTCGGGGTCGTAGCAGATGACGACCGCGCCAACCGGATTGCCGGTAGGCGTCGTGTACACGACGTCTGCGGCGTCGATGTCGACGCGGTTGTCGGTGTCGTTGACCGTCACCGTCACTCCGGAAAGCGTCTTCCGGGTCACCGCCGTCTGCTCGTTGGAGGCGCCGGCGAGAAGGTCGGCGAGGGTGTCGTAGTCCCGCATGGTCGAGTCGGCGACGAGGCCCGTGGCTTCGAGCGCGACGAGGATGAGTCCGTCGTTCGCGGCGGGGAGTGATGCGTAGTGGGCTAGGCGGCCGAGTGCCTGGTTGAAGACGATGTTGGCCATTTCGATCTCCAATCGGCGGGCGGCAAAGTCGGGGGTTCGGGGTGCGCCGTCGTTTGTGTGGCGTTCCTGTCTTGGGGGTCCCGCCGCCCGTGACGGGGGGATGTTGTGGGCGGCGGGACGTTAGGGCCGGGTAGGGGTGGCCCTGGTTGGGGGTTTGTGTCCGCCCGGCCCCCCACAGGACCGGGCGGACGGTTGGCCCGAGCGCGGGGCGCTACGAGGGCCGCCTGCGCCCACCTTGCGCAGGAGAATCAGGCGGCGTCGCGAAGTCCGGCGCGGCGACGATGAGGGCCGCGGGCATTGGCCGCCGGGTCCTTGGGGATGTTCCTGGCCCGGCCGGCCTCAGCGACTTCGACGACCGTGGGAATGTGGAACACCTCTTCGCCTGGCTGACCGAAGAGAGGCTTCAGCTTGCCTCGACTCATCCAGACGCGGAGGGTGCCCGGTTTAACGCCTGCCGCTTCGGCGGCTTCCTGAAGGGTTCCGAGGACTTCCTTGGAGCGGCCGTTCTGGACTGCTTCGAGTGCGTTCCATCGGAGGTCTTCGACCGAGGGGCCCATGGCACCTCCCCGGAATTGCTGAAGCCCCTGCCGGAGTGTCTCGGCAGGGGCTCGGGTTGGTTTTGGGGACACGTGTAGCGGTCCGCTTTGAGATTACAGCGGTGATCCCTCTTGACACAAGCGGGTCACGCTGGTTGCTGATTCTGCCCGCGTAGTGACGGCATATGGGGGATCGTGTTGGCGAGCCAGGAGCCGGGCTCGGTCGTGAAGTGCGGCGCCGCGCTCGTCTCCCACCACGACCGGATGGCGGCCGTCCGCACGGTCTCGTTGGTGCGCCGGTCCACGTACTCCACGGGTCGTTCCCCGGTGCGGCGGATGGTGATGCGTCCGCGTTTGCAGCCGTCGGGGTAGTCGTTCCAGTTCACCCCGGCCTCCGTAAAGAGGAGTTCCTGCATGCCGCCGCCGTTCACGCCGTGGAGCCGGGCGGGCGAGAAGTGGGCTTGCGCGGCCATGCTGATCGAGTTGCGGACGGCGTCGCGTTGCCGCCACAGGAAGTAGTTCGCCACCTCCACGGGGTCGGACAGGGTGAAGACGCGGGAGTCGAACAGGGCCCGCTTGCCGGGACGCCGTTCGTTGAGGACCGCGGTGGCGAGGGCAGCCGAGATGCTGAGCTGCTTGGCGATGACTCCGTCGAACCAGGGCTCGGTGTGTTCGCTGGCGAAGTCGGTGATGAGGATGCTGATCTCGTCGGACTGGGTGTAGGCGAACACGCTGCCGCTGATCTCGGCGCAGAGGGCTTCGGCGACGGCGTCCATGGCGGCCATGAACTCCTCATCGAACGGCTTGACGCAGCCGCGGAGGTAGGAGTGGAAGGAGCGGCCGTCGACTCGGATCAGGCAGTAGGTCCGGCGGGGGAGGACTGCGCGCTGTACGGCTTCGTAGCGTTTCATGCGGTCGCCCAACGCAGTCTTGTCGCTCACGGCGTGTGGCCTTTCGTCTCATGCTGTTCGGCGTCGGCGACGAGTTGCGGGATGGACGGCGAGTAGCCGGGCTCGTACCAGCGAACGTCGGACGACTTGCCGTGCTGCCCGCAGATCTCGCAGATGAGGGCGACGATCGGGGCGTCGGCGGAGGGCTCGTCGGCGGTGACGCAGTAGTTGTTGAGGTCGATCACCGCTTGGGGTCCTTGTAGGCGGGGGGCCCGAGTTCGCTGCGGGCAAGGTTTCTGCGTGCTACGCGAGCGGCCAAGGCGGAGAGGACGGCCGCGTAGACGCTGATGCCGGCGGCGGCTCCCACGATGAGAAGTCGAACGGTCTCGGTGGTACTCACTGCCACCTCCATGAACGTTGCCGTTGCGGTGACTCCAGCGGGCCACGGCGGGTCCGCCTGCCGTCGCAGTTCATGCTGCGACTCCTGCTGAGTCGGCGAGTACGCGTTCCTGTGCGGCCCGCAGGTCCCGCCACTCCCCGAGCGTCTCCCACCTGGTTCCGCATCCGGAGCAGCGGACGCGGTGGCTGTCGGCGGTCGCGGTCAGCGCCGTCCCGCACGTGCCGTTCCCGGACTGCACGGGGCAGGCGCCGATCTGGACGCGGCCGGCGCGGCGTTCCCCGTCGGCGAGGGCCTTCATCTCGCCGTGCAGGCGGCGGAGGTCGTCGATGTCCTGGCCGACGTCCTCGTAGGACTCGCACGCCCACAGCAGATTGTTCGCGATGAACTGGGCGTGGGCGGGCACCGCTTCGCTCGGGCTGCCGCGCCAGGGGGCGATCGTCCAGCCGAGGGTTTGCCGCCACGAGTCTTCGATGGCTTGCAGTCGGGCTGCGGCGCCGCCGGGGCCGACGAGGTTGAGGACGTCGAGGCGGGGCGGGATCGGTGGAGTCTTCGAACCGGACGTGCCCGCACCGGACCGTCGTGCGCCGTGCATGAGGGCGGCCGTGGTGTCGAGTCGGGAGAACAGTGCGGGGAGTTCAGTGATCCGTTGGGCGGTGGTGTCCTGGCAGGGGCGGCACGCCCACCTGGATGCCTCGGCCACCCACAGCTGTCGGTTGCAGTGGGGGGTGACGCATACCGGCCATTCGTAGTCGTCGATGGTGGGGTGGTGCATGGTGCGGCTCCTCGGCGGTGGTACGAGAAACGGGGGCACTGTTGAGCCAATGGTGCCCCATGTGGCTGGTATGGGGGGCATTGGTACAGGAACCGCGGGGGTGGTGGGTCATGGCGTGTCTCTGTGTGTCTAGGCCCGTACCTCCATCCCCGCGGCCTCGGCCCGTGCTTCGAAGCAGGGGCGGCAGAACGGTACGTGCTGGGTGCCGACGGTGGGCGAGTCGAAGCGGACCGTCAGGCCCGGCTCGGCGACGGATGAGCAGACGTTGAGGGTGCCGTGGATGGCGCCGCACAGGCAATGGCAGGAACCGATCCCTGCCTCGGCGTCACGCTCACGCGCCCACTGTTCCCAGACTTCGGGGTGGGCTTCGGCGTAGTCGATGAGCGGCTTCAGGACGGCGTGCACCTGACGGATCGGCTCGGCTGCCTGGCGGAAGGCGGGCATGATCGCGGTGGTGAAGGCGGTGAGGAAGTCCTGCGGGGTGGGTTGCTGGCTCATGGCACAAGGATGCCCGGCTGCAACGGCGTCCGGGCCTCACTATCGGATGTGTGCGCCGTGTGGGCGTGCAGCGGTGAGGCCCTCTTCCCTGGCGGGAGGAGGGCCTTCGACATACAGGCGGGGCGGTTGGTCTACTTCCTGTGGTTGTCGTGCCGCATCGTGTATGCGGCCATCGCGAGCAGGGCGATGACGATCGGCCAGTTGATCCATGAACGCCCGTCGAAGAGGATCCCGTCGACGAGTAGGGCTGTGGCGAATCCGAGGGCCCACATGCAGATGGCTTTGCGGCGTTCCCGTCCGGTCATGCGGTCCGTCCTGTCGGGTCAGGCGTTCGCTCGGAGGATCTGGTACTTCAGTTCGGCTTCGGGTGTCCGGTCGTTGAGCCAGCGTTCGCCGTGCTGGGAGCAGTAGCGGCTGCCGTCGTCGTTTTCGGAGCCGAGCCAGCACCAGTCCTGCGCGGTGACGCGGGGGCAGCAGCCGCAACTCGCCTCGCAGCACTCCTCGTCGGGTTCGCAGTCGGTACAGCGGTCGCCGGTGCAGTAGGGCTTGCTGCGGGTTTCGTGTTCGGCGAGGGCTTCGGCGTGCAGCTGGTCCATCAGGCGTTGTTCCAGGGTCACTGCTGCTCCTGGTCGCGGTTGTACAGCTTGAGGCTGTCGTCGGTGCTGGCGTGCTGGTCGATGGCGCCGTCGGGCAGGACGTGTGTGGCGGTGATGATGATCCAGCCGCCGTCGGGGCGGAGGTGGATCAGGTGGTCGTTGTCTGGGTCGCGGTGTTCGGCGAGCAGGTGCCGGATCTGTTCGCGGGACAGGCGGGCGTTCGGGTAGTCGGCGGTCACGGCGTCTCCTTGCCGGGTCGGGTGTCGCGGCGGTTCTCGTAGGCGGTACGGAACGGTTCCTCGTGCGCGCGAACCTTGTCGGCGATCTTCTCCGCGAGCGTCGCACCCACCAGCCCACGGAACCGCTCGGCCTCCCTGACCTCCGGGGCGACGCTGCACTTGAGGTACAGCAGTGACTCCGGGTCGGGGCCGACGCCGAGGGTGAGGTGGGCTTCGATGTGGTCGTCGTCCGGGCCGGGCAGGATGTCGATGTTGTAGACGCGGGCTTCACGCCCGTCCATGTCCGGGTCGGAGAACTCGGTGCCGCCGCACATCCTGTCTTGGCCGGAGGGTACGAGATTGCCGGGGTAGTCGTACTGGAGGGGGCTGAGTTCGAAGCCGAGCCCGGCCGCTTCGAGGGCGGTAGCGGCTTCGAGGATGGCGTGGGCTTGACGGAGACGCATGTGGTTCATCCTGTCGTGTCGGGAGGTCAGGCGGGCGGGCCTGGCTTAGCGCGCCCACGATCCATCGGGGCACTGCTGCGTCACATACATCTCGAACGGACCACACGACCATGCCGGATCATCAGTCGGATCGACCTCGACAAGCGCCCCGAACGCACAGGCCCCAACCACCACAGCCGGAATGGGTGCGCTGTCTTCCGTCCACAAGACACGTATCTGGTCTCCGGCCTTCAGCCCCTCGTAGTGGGGGGCGGGGGTCAGGTCGGGCCAGCCATCGGGGGCACGGGTCATGCGTGGCCTTCCTCGGTGATCATCAGGGCCATGCGCTGCCCGACGGCGTACGCCGTCGACGCGGGGTCGGGTTGCGGGCCCTGGGTGACACCGTGGTGGAGGCCACCGATGAGGGACGCGAGCCATTCCGCACGCTCGGCGGCGGGCATCGCGTGCAGCAGGGCCAGCAGCGGGGCGCGCAGGAGAGTAGCGGCGACACGGTCTGTGTCGCTGTACCCGCTGGTGTCGTAGAAACTGAGGGGCGGGATGGGCTGGTTCATCGGTGGCGTCCTTTGGTCAGAAGTGTGGGCAGTGCACGTGGTGTCCGCCGGCGTGAAGGCAGTGCGGGCACGTGGGCTGCTGCGGCATGTCGGGGGTCCTGTCGAGTTGAGCGGTCAGGCGGGTTCGTCCTGCTGTTCCAGGGCCTGAAGCTCCTGGATCGCGTCGTCCAGAGTCGGCGGCGCCTCGTCGTCGAGGTTTTCGTCGCCGTACTCGACGATCCGAGGATCAGCAGGGTCGGTGCAGTCGATGCGGTACCAGCCGTCCGGGTCGAGGCCCACCCACGGAGGGCAGGTGCACGGGGTGGTGGGGAGCGAGTACCACTGCATCGTGAGGCAGTCCACGAAGTGATTGGCCATGGCGGATATCTCCTGTCGGGTCGGGTGGTCAGATGGGGTTGCCGTTGCAGTCGCGGTAGCCGCCCGCGCCGCCGTGAACACCGAGGCACTCCTCGTGCGCGGGCTCGTCGTCGGTTCGGCAGGGGCATTCGGGGTGGTGCCGGCGTTCGATGCGGGTGACGCCGTTCGGGCGGGTGATGGTGATGGTGTAGCGGTGGCCGTCGCGGATACCGATCAGGGTGGGCATCAGGCGCTCCTGTTGAGGCGGTCGCGGAGGTGGAGGGCGCCCGCGTGGACGAGGCCGGTCTGTACGGGGGCGCCGGTGCGGGTGTCGAGGGTGTACCAGCCGGAGCGGGCCTTACGGATCCGGTAGCGGGGGCGGCCGGTCGTGGTTCCGGCGATCACGTAGGCGACCACGAACACGGCGGGGTCACCGCTGGACAGTGCGGCCTGGACGAGCTGGTCGGTGGCGCGGTCGGCGGCCGCAATCTGGTCGACGAGGTTCGCCTCGCGGTGGGTGAGGAACGCGAGCCGGCCTTCGAGGTTGTGACGGTGCTCCCAGGCCCAGCCGGGGTAGGTGGGCAGGCTGAGGGTGGTGTGGAGTTCGCGGATCCAGGCGCGGGTTTCGGCGAGCTCGGCGTGCAGGTCCACGGGGGCTCCTAGGCGGCGAGGGCGTCTGCGAGGAGTTCGACGCGGGCGGCGATGGGGCAGTCGACGGGGTGGAGGTCGGTGACGGTGGTCAGGCCTGGCGGAGCCGCTTGCACTCGTCGCAGGTGACGTAGGCGAGGTTCTTGGCGTACCGGGTCTCGCCCCAGGCCATGTCCGGCCCGGCCGGTGCGCCGCACAGGGTGCGGCTTCCGTTCTCGCTGGGCCCGTACTGGACTCGGTAGAAGCTGTTGCCCCGCTTGCGGGCGATGCGCTGACGGATGTGGACGGGCCGCTCGTCGGTCGGCCCGGCCGACTCCCTGCGCGCCAGGAACGACTGCGGGTCCACGCCCTTGCCGTTCTCGTCGACGGCGATCAGCCACTCGTCGAACAGGTCGTCGCCGAGGCGCTTGTGGAGTTCGTCGAGGAGCCAGCCGCGCGTGAGGGCGAGTTCCTTGGTGACGGGCTGCGTCTCGGTGATCGTCCATGCGATGCACAGCGCCTCGTCGTTGAGGTTGGTGGCCATCGCCGCGACCTTGGCCTTCGCCTGCTCGCCGATCGGGGTGGTGATCGGGGCGACGGTCCAGCCGCGCGACTCGGCCTCGTCTCGGTCGATGCGGGTGCAGTTGTCGCACGCGTCGAGTGGGATGGAGCCGTCGCGGGTGAGCGCGTGGGTGGCGGGCTGCTTGCAAGTCCAGCAGAGGCGGACGGACATGGACGGCTCCTTGCGGTTCTGGCTGGCGGTCTGGGTCGTCTGCTGCGCCGTGGAGTTGGTCTCAGGCGCACCTCGCGTACGTGTCGGCGAGCAGGTGCTGCGTGCCCTTGTAGCTGGCCGTGGCCTCGTAGAGGGCGGCGTCGATGGGGTTGTAGACGTGGACGTGGATGAAGCGGCCGGTCGTCCGGTGCTGGGTCCAGACCTTGATGGGGTCGCCGCCGTTGGCCGCGCGGTACGCCTTCTTGGCGAAGCGGCCGAACCAGCTGCGCTTGCCGTCGGGGAGGTCGTTGCCGCCGATGCGGTCGAGGAAGGTGCCGACGGTGATGAGCCGGCCGGTGTCGACGAGGGCCGCCACCACGCCGGAGAGGGTGCGGTAGTAGA